TTTTCCATCATCTTTAGACAATGCACGCATTATTGAATTACTTTTAATATGTACAATCGTACTATATGCTTCTTTCCATTTGCCTTTAAATAAAGCACTTGATTTTTTAAGCATTGCTATTACTTCATTATAAATGATTTTCGCCTGGAGTGTTTTAGTCGCACCAATATAGACTTCCGAATTATCTTCACCAAGTGCCATTAATTCATAATCACCAACTAGACCTAATGATTGAGATTTTGCATTTTTTCTTCCTACTTGCCAATATGCTTTTGTAAATCTTCTGTACCCAGTATCTTTATGAACCCATCCATAAATGTTACCAAATATAAAGCGTTGTATTGGCGTAAAAATAATGGGCGTATTTACTAGCACTCCTTTAGTATGCTTATGTAAACTTGCCCATTTATAAAATCTCTCTGCTTTTGCATCATCAAAGATATAAGGGAATTCATCCGTTCCTTCACGGCTTATATCTCTCAGAAATCTTTCACATGCCCATCTATGTTTCTGGCAACAATGCTTGGTGTCATTAATACAGTCTTTAGCATATTGTATTAACTCTTCCTTTATTGTCATATATCACCAAATCCATTCTGATCTAATTCTGTTTTTTCTTCCTCTGGTGGTTTCTTAGGTACATTTTTAATTTTAGCCAATGGATTCAAGAATAATCTATCTTCCATTTTAACCAATGCATCCATCTTCGCATTAATGGCCTTATCTAATGAAATTATTCCACCAAATGATAATATATATTCATATTTCTCTATCATCTTCTGAATACGTTTTGGATGTACATTCCCGGCGTCTAATTGATCTTTAATTATTTCATTCTCATCATCGTCAACTTTAGGCATCAACTGACATACCGTTGTCCTACGTTCTAGTAAATCCATATACTCACTATAGGCCATACAGTAGCGGCCGAGCATTCCAACATCTCCAGATGCTACAAAATCAAAATCTTTATATAGCCTTATTAATTCTTTCCATTTTGCATATGCAATTTTGTCATTTTTTATATGTTTTGGACATACTAATTTATCATTTCCAAAACGTATTTCTGTATTTTTTCTATGTTCAATTTCGGCTTTTGTTAAATGTCGTTTGTTCCCATCAGCCATGATTAAATCTATAGGTTTTGCATTTCGGCCCACTACTTTTTCACCTCTTTTCATTGCCTATAAAATTTTCGTTTCTCAGAAATAGTTTATTTCACGAACTTTTTACGAAGAAAGGAGCCACACGGTCTGGGTTTTCAATGCCCAAACATTTTTAAACAGGGGGGTATTCTCACTATTTATCATTATCGTTTAGCCATATTACCAAAGCCGCCATTCTCTCTTGCTGTTTTCTTATCATGACAGCGTTTATTCATAGCTTGCCAATTGTTTCTATCCCAAAACAATCTCATATCTCCTCTATGAGGAATGATATGATCCACTACATTCGCTGCCAATGGATTGCCTGATGCCTTGCATTCAGCGCATTCACATGTTGGATGTTCCGCAAGAAATACTTTCCTAGCTTTATCCCATTTAGAGGTATATCCTCTAGCATGTGCAGATAGTCTTGTATTATCTTGCTTAACTTTATGCTTTTCACAATATCTATCTGTTGTTAATTCATGACATCCAGGATACCTGCATTCATGCCTTGCTCTTTTCATTTGCATCTCCACATAAAAAGCACCCACTAATTATTGTGGGTGCCTTTATTTCTTCTTCATTCCATATTTACTTACACTATCATTATATCTTTATCATTACGACACGTCCACGACACTTTTACGACAATTTACTTTTAATCCCGGTTAATCCCCACAGAAGAATGGACATCTCTTCCAATCCTCTTTTGATATAACGTTGTACTGTTCGTTCATCTACATTAGGATCTAATGAACTGCCAATGTCTTTCAATTGTTCGCCGTTAATATAATATCGTCTAACGCAATCACAATAATTCACTCTACGACATTTACAACGCTCATCATAGATATCAATCATGTTATCTATGTGCCGCATCATAAGTTCTGTTTGTTCCTTACTTCTTATGATTGACTTAACCATCACTTTACTGTCATCATCAAACATCTCCCCTAACAGCTTGTCTAGCCATAAGTCTTTGGCTTGTGAGGAGTCAGATATACTATTCTCCACATAAGTCTTTAACTTATTGTAGTGTTTGAATAGCTTCATTGTGTTGTGTCTAAGAGTATCTATCGTTTCCTTTTCATTCCTACTTATTTCCTTTCTATATTCTTCTATTGCTGTTTTAGCTGCAATAGTCGTTATTTGTCTTATTAATTCCTGTTCAGTCAATGGCTACCTCCCGCATCAAGCACTTTGTACTATTTCCCTTGTACGATTTTCAACGCTGATTCTGTCCAATCATGTATATGTTCATCTGCATATATAAAGTATTCATCCCCACCATCAATCTTTTTGTTTTTTCCTTCTACATATGTAAAGATGCTTGGCGTTCCCCATGTACTAGTTACATAGGCATCATCATGGATTACTTCCCCATGATCATATATAGCCCCACATGTATTATCCCAGTCTCATTAATACCAGCATATACCATTATATTAGGTCCATATTCTAAAATATGTTTTGCCACTTTATCCCAATTAAGATTTCTTATTTTTCCCCCTCTTAATTGGGCCTCTATATTATTATTGATGCACTCTATTGTATCCATAATTTTTCACCTATAATAAGCCTTCTATTTTTATCTTCATATTAATACTTACACCACAATAAGTTTTCCATTGCTATCAACTGGATACGATTTTGTTTCTAAAACTACATAACCTGTATTTTCATAGCCATGTTTCTTTTCCCATGCACGGAATACCTTTGTTAAAGCTGCGCTTAGCTCATCAAGATATTCAGTCTTAACATTTGATAAATAATCACAAGCCCACTCAGCTATTTCATCATCAATATCATAATTGATAATGTCTTCAATCACTCGTTCTGCATCAACTTCTGGAGTGTAATAATTAGGATGTCCTATTCTCACAACTCGTTCATATTCATCTGTGAGCCATATCTCTCTTAAATCAGGTTCCCACTCCATAAGATCATCGATAGCCTCTTGTATTGTATCTTGTGGGTCACCTGCATTTCCGTAGTCATCGACCCAGCACCATTTATTCTTATCTTTCTTTAACATGGATCATTTCCCCTTCTTCTGTTTTGCATTGGCTCTGTATTTTGCTCTATTAGTTTGCAACCGTTCTATACGCATTTTCTCTTCACAATCATAATCACTGCATATTACTCGGTTAGTTTTATTTGTATAGAATTTCTTACCGCAACATATACAGTACCGTTCGTACTTATATTTCTTTGCTTCTTCCGCATCACGCTTCGCTCTTATTTCTGCCCTTACCTCAGCTACTGTTCTCTTCTTTGGTATTGGCTTTCCTGCTATACAATCAGGACAATGCTTTTCTGACCCTACTGGTGTGAATAATCTATCACACCTATGACATTTCATTTGCATCTCTTTCCATCTCCTGCTATTCACAATATTCTAATAAGCTTGTTTGTGTTTTTACATCGCTTAACATTTCTGATTTCGCCTTACTATAGAAGTCTTTTGATATTTCAAATCCATATGCACTACGTCCTAACTCCATAGCTGCTCTTAATGTTGTGCCACTACCTGCCACAGGATCTATTACTACATCACCTTCATCAGTAAAAATTTCTATCAATCTCTTTAATACTGATACAGGCTTTTGTGTTGGATGGATTTTAGGAATGATATTTTTGTTATCCCTACGCCATTCAAACCAGTTAAATATCATCTTGTGATTATTATTAAATTTCGGTAATTTTCCCCTATATAAAATCAATGCATATTCTGTAGCACCAACGACACGCATATTAGCTTTTAATGCCTGTGCTGAATAATTCTTGATGAAAGAGATTGGTATATAATTCTTGAACCCATGTTTCTTGGCATATTCAATTACCATCGCTTGCTGTTCATAGCTACAGAACACAATCATACATGGAGCCTTGCCCCTCTCTTTTGGCTCTTTCTTTAATAGGCGATTACAGAAATGAAAGTATTCTGCAATATTGAAATTATGATCTGTATTAAAGAATGCCTTTCCTGCTTTCTTACTTTCGCCGTTTTTATTATCGCCACCTATATACCACATAGGATTACTTGCATATGCTGCCCCCCCTAAATTATAGGGAATATCAGCTATTACAAGTTGTGCCTTGGGTATGCCATACCTTTTGTAGTTCTGAAAATTATCATTAAATAATTCTACTTTCATTAAGCTTCCTTTCACATTTTCTTATCATGTCAAAGATTAATTCATTGGGTATATTGGACCTCTCATTATAACGACCATTCCCATTGGATTTAATATCTTTAAATGCTAACTTTGTAGCAGTTTTATTATTCCGTAAGCCAAGATTTATATTGCTTGCAAAAACTGTTGGCTTTTGAATGATATAACCATAATCACTGTAATAAGTTCTATTCTTATGTGGTAATTTAAATCCTATTACATCCTCTAAATATTCCCATATTCTAGATTGCATAGGGTTCTCTATGATAAATATCTTTGGTTTATATCTCTCTATGATCTGCACCATATTATATGTACACATTTCACCATTTATTCTGGTAAGAAATGATTTCCCATATTTATATTGATACCTTTCATAATCCCTATGCTCTCTTATAGTAAATTTGCTTGATGCTTGAATATCTCCAAATAATGATGTTGCTGTATTAAATTCTTTCTTCCAGCATGCATTTCCATTTTTCATGGCGCTTGCAATACTCCAACTCTCACATGGTGGAGAGGCTAGAATTACATCTGGCCTGTCCAACATGTCTAACTTTTCAAACAAAGCTTTATCATCAAACAAGGTATTGATAGATAAATCTTGATTTATAAAATCACTATTTTTATTTTCTCTATCTATACCTATGCTTGTAATATGGTGTTGCCCCCCCCATTGAGAATTGTATTCATATACAGCTTTCTTATAGCAACTATTGCCACTATCGAATAGCCCCCATATATTCATATTCTATTTAATGCCTTCCATTCATCTAGTTTGAATATAGCCTTACCATGCTTTTGAGCATATTCATATTCACCTTTACAGCCTCGACTCTGTTCCCATCCATCGCACAATACTAGGATGTCACAATGCCCTAATAGGCCTAGGCAAATATCTAGCCCCTTTTGGTATTCATCACCTGTTAAATAAACAAATCCATAGTTATGGATAGGTGATACATAATCATTGGCTGTATCTGCAAATATTAATTCATTCATGATTACATCTATCTTTTCTCTATTGCTTTTCTTCCCACCATAAGGATGGGCTACATAGATAAGCTTCTTACTCATTAATTTAATCCCTTCGCTGCTCTATTAAATGGACTGTTTTCATATAGTGCGATATCATCCGCATCATCCATGTCTAAATCATCATCTTCACCAATGATCTCCGCATCACTTGTGTTTGCATTGCCATTGGCTTGTTGTTCTTCATCAAATAGATTGGCTTGCGCACGTTTCCCTTCAATGTATGCTTCAATTTCACCTAGAACTAGATTAATGTCTTCAGCTAAGTCCTTATTAACATCTAGCCATTTAGTGCTAAATACACATACTTCGCTTTCTTTGTTACACAGCTACCATGTTTTGAGCGAATTTAAATGCTCCAAACTTGGATAGTAACAATGCTTTCATTGTGACATGTGCTTCCTTGAATTCTGGTCTTGTCTTTTCATACGATTTCAAAGAATGCTGCTCATCCATTCCTTGTACGTATTTCGTATAAGTAATATCAAATTTACCGCTTTCCATTTTAAATTTTGTTATTGTATACCTCATTTTCTTTTCTCCTTTACTTTTCTAGCATCAATATAGCCCTTACAATTTATGCATTTCTTAGCCATGATATAAGGTACTTTTACTCTAATTCCTCTTTTATCCGGCACCGGCAACATTAATTTATTAGGGCATTTACAAGTAGTCCTTACAAATAATCCTTGATTGCCTGTAAACTTTACTGCATGCTTACATGTTTTAGCTTTTAAAAACATATCCTTTGGTCTTGCCATTACCGCATCAACCTTTCCGCCCTTTCTAGGGCTTTATTTCGTTTCTTTTCTATTGGCAATGTCTCTGCATTGCCCTTATCAAAAGGGTATTTGTTCATCATTATTGAAGGTATCAAAGTTTGATGGTTCATTGTGGGCCCCATTTAATGTTGCTCCCACAAAACCTGCAACTACTTCTGTTATGTATCGCTTTTCGCCATTCTGAGTTTCATAGGATCGTGTTTGAATTCGCCCTTGTACTAAACATTTATTTCCCTTTCGTAAAGTCCCTATTTCTTCTGCTAATGTTCCCCACGCTACACAGTTTACAAAGGCTGTCTGTTCCTTTGCTTCCTTTGTATTGGCATCAATATAGGTATTACTTGCAGCTACTGTAAATGTTGCTACCGCTCTACCAGTCTTTGTATATCTTACTTCTGGGTCTCTCGCTAGATTACCCATTAAATTAACATTGTTCATGCTTATTCTCCTTTATGCTATTTGTATAGATGCCATCTACTTCTTCTAATTCAGTAACTGATATTTCCCCATTTAACCATGCAGCACATATAGCTACATCCATAAATGAATTTGTATATATTCCATCATCTGTGGTATGTATCCCTACAGATATTCCAGCTTCTGTGAAATATATATATTTCCCTGTATCATTCCATGCATTCATTGCATATGCATTTATGATTGCTTCTCCTGTTGTTCTAGGAATAAATACTATTCCTCTATATTTGTTTTCCATTAATTATCCGCCCTTTTATTCCATGCCTTTTCACAATCTAAGTACATTGGCCACTCTTCAAAATGAGTGACGGCTCCACATTTATCACATGCCACCATATGATGTTTTAGCCCTACTTTTATCCCTGTCACAATCCTCATATGTTTATTCCCGCAAAACGGACAGGGCCTTAGTCGATTTTCTCTGTTCATATTTTCCCCTCCAATCAGGTAATCGAATTAGCCTGTATGTTCTAAATGGAAATCCATAATTATTTATCCCTTCATAGACACTATCTTTATCTAAGTAGTATCCATTAGGTACTTTAATATCCTTACGCCACTCTGTAGCCTTTAGTATCTTTTTCTTTACTTCTGGCTTTTTAAGATTATTACTAGATATCCATTTCTTTCTTATCTGCGCATCTTTATGATCAATGTCAGATTTTTTCTCTTTCATGAAATACTTAGCTAGCCCTATAGCATCTTCGGCTTCACCTCTGTAGTACTCAATTTTTGTATAGCCATGTGGCCATAATTTTTTTAATAATTGAGTAGTTAATTCAATACCTCTTGAAAGTAACGCATGGAAATGTATCCGCCCCTGCTTTTCCATCACATAGATGTATTTACAGATTGTCTTCTTTTTATTAAATAAGTCTCTTACCTTTCTAAAGAATTTTCGTATCATCTCTTTTGCATCTAATTCATCTTCCTCATTCTTAAATGTGAGTGTTAGATAATAATCATCTGCTTTGAAATTCATATCTATTAGCAGCCTTAGTTGTTTTTCTGCCATCCTTAAATTATTTTTCCTTATAGTCTCCGGTGTTACTTGCTTTCTTTCACTCCTTATTTTTCTTCCTGGTTTTCCATAGTATGAATTCCCTGTAATATGATCTGATACTTCAATCATATTTACAGATTTTATTGTTGTCCTTCTTCTCATTTAGTTATCACCTTATGTTGAGTTGTTAATGTATCTATCTAGTCTCACAAAATAGCTATAAAACCGCTATTTTACTAGACTTTTCCCATTATGCGTGATATACTAAACATGTAAGGTTTTAGTTATCACATAACTTTAATGGCCGTGTTTCCCGACACGGTCATTTTTCTTTGTCAAAATTACAATGCCAATCACCTTGAGACTTTGTTAGGTATTGGCAATTACTGCAGCAATCCATGCATATCAACTGTTTATGTCTATGACATACTACAGAATGCTTGATTGCTTTTTTACATTCCGGGCATGTATTATTTAGTGCTTTCTCATACCATTTAGTACTCATATCCATGCCTTTCTTTTAATATTGTTTGTAAAACTTTTCTGTATTCTTTTGGATGTGATCCAGCGTGAATTTTAATTCTATGGCAATGCCAGCATAAGCAACATAGATTTTCTATGTTATTTTTTCCTCCTGCTGACCTATATTTGATATGATGAACCTCTTCATAAGGCGCTCCACATAAAATACATTTTTTGTGGTCTCGCTCTATAACCTTAGGCCGGATTTTCTCCAATTCCATATCATGCTTTTTCTTATTTCTACTTTTCTTGCTTAATGGCTTCTTTGAAACCAGTCTTGTTTTGGCTCTTAACGGTGTCCTTTTAAGCATTTTTATCCCAGTCCCTAGCTATTTGGGCCTCAACTAATCTACAATCCAATTTATAAATATTGATTGCTTCCGTAGCACTTGCATAGAGTGTTTTAGCCACGTCTCTTTCATATCGTAATTGGCTGATGACCTCATCACCATTTACCAGTTCCATAATTAGAGATACTTTTTCTCCATTATGTTTTGCCTGCAATATAGCTTTACGTTTTTCAACTCTATATTTCCGCTCGGCTTCTGCTAGCTCTATGCCTCGCTCTTTGGCAATCGTAAGGGCCTTATTTAAATCATCCCTTCGTTTATTTAGATATGGTAGTAACTCCCAACTGTCTAATTGCTGCATGCTGCTTCCTTTTTATTTCCTTAATTTTCTTGTTATATAGCCATAATCGTTTGGCTTTTTGTAGCAAATAAATCCCAATAGAATATGCTGCTATATTAACTACATTAAAAAGAACATCGCCCCATGACTGTGCAAATTCAATGCCACCATATAATCCAAATACAATGACTCCAAATAACCACTGTATCGCTGTAATGAACTTATCCATATTTACTACTCCTATGCTTTTAACCATTTCATGTGTTGCGAACGCATCCACATCTCAAATTTATCTACATGGACCAATGTTTGTTGTGGTCCAAGTTGCATACAGATTTCATTGAACTTACCCTCCTTACGGATCATGTCAATTCTTCTGTAAATATACATTTTGCTACGGCCCCATATCTTGGCCAATGTACTGATTGGTACATATTTAGGTTTAATAGTATCCATAGTTATCCTCTTATTGTTAATATGTTATGTTCTATCAAATGTTTTTTATGATGAATTGGTTCTACTTTAATTGCCATATATCCACCATCATTATGTAAGTATCGTTTGTAATATATTGGTTGTTGTTTAATCTTTTTCTTTCGACCCATTTTCTTTTGATATTCTCCTTTAACATTCTTTTCATATTTGTTTCATCTTTATTAATAAGTTGTTGTTATAATTCAAGCAGTGATAGGATAATGAGATATGCTGAACTACTTGGTAACAAGTAGATGTAAAGGATAAAAAACCTTTACGATAACATTCTGGTGATTACACCTAAATTAAAAGATTTCAATAGAAGTACTGAATTTATGAAAACTGCCGCAACAAGAATTATGGAGGATATGGATTCTCCAGTAAGAAAATCTATGGTTGCACAAGCAGAAGCTTGGGGCTCCCATGCACTTGGACTATCTAAAGGTACAAATCTTATTCAACAGGTTCTTGATGATTTTAAAGCAAAGGATGTGTACACGTCCCATTAGTAAGTAATTACTAATTGCAAATTGGGGTAATTCATGGAATCTCCTGCTCCAACAGGACAACCATGAGCCAAGACAAAGGAAATGCTCTGTGTACTTTGTAAGGTGCAACGCATAGATGGTGAGGAGCATTACCAATAACCCATCCACGAAATCCCAATATCCTATCACTTTTATCCTTTAATGAAAGGAGGTGAAAATATGATTACAAAAACTATTAAAGAATTGCAGCTGCTTGAAACTGCTCTTATTACAGCTTTAAGTTATGATGAAAACTATGAAATACAATTCTTATGTAAGCTTGATGGTGATCTAATAACTTGTAATACATTAAGCTTTTTAGATAATCACCCATGTATTCCAGCATTATCCAAATCTTTACGTTCATCAAAACGTTTAGACGTCTTTACTCTTGAATATTTACTTCAAGCAGTAGCTCCTGATTTATCTGGATCATCTTTAACTGCTTATTTTGCTGATATAACACAGAATCAAGAAAATCTTTTTATTGATTTTATAGATGTTGATTTCTCAACCATTGAGTTATCTAACACAAGTCTTATTAATCAATTACCCCCAGTGTTAAGAAATGTTACATTTTTAACGCCTAATAAATTTTTCCCATATGTAGCGGTTGATGCTGATACGCAAATTACTTTGCTATCTATAACCGCAACTTTAAGAAATATGAACTCTTAAAATAGAGGTAAAACTTATGACAAAAGATATTGGACTTAATATTGATGAAATCAATGCTATTACCAAAGAAATATTAGATAGATTAGACACATCTGATGAAATCTCAAAAGCAATTTATAATTTAACTGTTGACTATCCAGATTTAGCTACTACTCTATCTGATAATGAAAAACTGCTTATTAAAACTTTTGCTGCCGTATCTAATAGAATAATTTTTTCTATTACCCCAGCCATAATCTCTTCAATCATTTTGGAAAATAACAAAGCTATTTTAAAAGCGTTTGAAGAATTTCAGCGGCAGTAGGTCTTGTTGGTTTACCTATCTCATTAGTAATAATTTCTATAATTTGAGCCTTGGCATTACAAGGCTCTTCTTTTATTTGTGCCTCTTGGCAATTCTGATTTACATTAATTTTTTTGCCTTGAATTTTTACACCAGCTTTATCTACTTCAATTTTTGACTTTACTTCCGGTCTATTAGCCATACTTTGTTGTGCATGTTCTAATTCAATGTATGCATAAATTAATTCTGGAATATCTTTACTAGATCTAATCCCAGTCTTTGTATCTAAACGCTTTAAAATATAATCCTTTAGTGTTCTTTGAATTTCTTTCATTTTCTGTTACCTCTACTAAATAAATTTTTCTCATGTTATACTCATCTCAAAAGGAGGAGATGATTATTATGGATGGTTATCAAACATGGTTAAACTATATTATTCCTTTAGTTTCAATTTATATTTCTCATTACTTAGGCATAAAATTGGCTTCTAATAGATCACAAGATGCATATAAAAAACTTAGATATGAAAAGGCATATGTTCCATTTATTCAGTCTTTGTATCGTGGTTATATGTTTGACCCCCAATATATCCCCATAGGCCGAGAACAAAGAGATTACTTCCTTGATTTGCTAAGTAATAACATGCAATACTACGGGCCTCTTGTTTTGAAAAATTACCCTGCTTTTTATCGTGCATATCTTGATATGCTAGAATATGAAGATAATAATTTCGGTTTTGATTCTGCTCCACAAAATTACATTCGAGAATTTAAAACTATTTCTAATGAACTATTACTAGAAGCAACAAAGCTAGAATCACATTTAAAATTGCCAGGATTAGCTTTAACATTCCAAATGGTTCGTTCCTCGTATGCCAGAAGTAACAAGTAGCAATTGCGCTCCCATTCATCCATATTTGAAGTAATATGTCTTTCATTTTATGTTCCTTTTCTATTAATTAGTTCAATATGCAGGTTATAACCTTTGCATGTATCAAAACCACAATTGTATTTTTTCTTTAATACCCAACAATCACATATAGCTTTTAATTTTGCCCCACAATGTTCACAGAAATTTCCGTCTATTACTTCTGTATTACATTTGGGGCATTTTACTTTTCCATTTGATTTCATCTCTCCGCTAACTTCCCTTGACTTTTTTATTACCTCTTTAATTTGCACGGTTTTCCGTGTTTATTTTGTAAAAAAAAGACGATAAATTTCTTGTGGTGGTAATGGTTCAGCTTTGCTTTCATTTGCCACCTTGTCAATTTCCTTCTGTGTAAATGGAACTCTATTTCCAAGTCTTTCATATATTTGAGTAGTACCAATGCCTAAGAACTCTGCAAACTTGTTTATTGTTCCATAGTTTTCTTTAATAAATCCCCTAAGATAGTCATAATTAAAAGCCATTCTATCACCTCTTTTCTATGTACGGCTTTCCGTGCTTTAATGATAACCCAGTATTAGACTGATGTCAACGCTTTTCCGTGTTTAAATTTAGTTTATACTTGCTTTTGTTCGCTTTTCCGTATATAATGACTGTATCGATAGACATTTAGGAGAACTTAAAATGAAAGAGAAATTTATAGAACGTTTAAACTCAATTCTACAAAAACGCAATCTAAGTCAAGCAGATTTATCTAAAATGACTGGTATTCGTTCATCATCAATTTCCGATTGGTTAAATGGAAAATATGAACCAAAACAAGATAAAATCTCAATTATTGCAGAGGCATTAAATGTAAGTCCAGTTTGGCTTATTGGTTATGATGATACATCTTCTAATCAGTCTGAAGGTTACTATATAGATCCTGAAACTGCAGAATATGCTGAAATGCTTCGCACTCGTCCAGAAATGCGTATGTTATTCTCCGCATCACGTGGTATTTCTAAAGAAGAAATGCAAGAAGCGGTAAACTATATAGAATTTATCAAATCTAGAAATAAAAAATAATACTATTAGGGGTTGTTAGTTTGATTATTAATATTATTGAGTGTGATATTCCTAATGTAAAAGCCATTTCATCAACTGGGGAAGATGAAGGTGTACACAATATTTATATCCGTAAAAATATGTCTATTGAAGATATGCGTAACGAAATAAAGCACGAGTTATTGCATATTCTTAATGATGATTTCCATATTGATCATCATGTTAATTTAATTGAACATATGGTAAGACGTAGAGAACTTACTGATGATGTATTAGAAGAAATCGACTTTTATCATCATGTATTATAGATTTCATGCCTTTTTGTTGACATCAACAAAATCATAGATCACTTATATAGGCCGTTCGAGTTGCAATGGCAACCTTTATATATTTCATTATTAAAATGGGAGATTTTATTATGAAAAAAGTATTATTAGCAGGTTTAATTGTAGCATCTTTAGTTGCTAGTGGTTGTGGCGGTGTAACCAGTAATAAGTATACCTTAGAAAAATACAATAAAATTCAAACAGGTATGACATACGAGCAGGTCAAAGATATCATGGGAGACCCTGGACAACCTTCAGCAGAAAGCAAAATGCCTGCTATTGAAGGGGTATCTGGTGAAGTTGTTTTTAAAATCTATCAATGGCAAAATAGCGATGGATCTAATATGCAAATCTCATTTACTAATAATCATGTTGATATGAAAGCACAAGCTGGGTTGAAATAAGCTGATATAACTAAACTAAATAATGGCCCTTATCCTCAACAAATAGATAAGGGTCTATGATATAACTGCTTAATTCACCAATGGTGATTAATATGAAACTAAAATTATTACCTTTATTATTTTCATTCTTATTAATTAATACATCTGTATTTGCTGCTATATATCCACAACATCTATTAGATAATCCAAATTATCAATTAGTATATGCTCTAATGGATCATGCTGTATATATAGATATGTCATCAGCTTATTTAAAATACAATAGTGCTGATGATTTTATTATTGCAGTTAATGAAACAGATGCAACTTTTATTTTTGACCCATCTACTGAACTCGAAAACTTAAAATCTATCAAAGGTACAAGTTTAGTTTGGTACTATAAACCTCTTTCACCTAGTAAAGTATTTACTACTCAAGTAACTATTGATTCTAAACCTGTTATTCTTCCTCCATATATCGGTGAACAATATGCTTATTATTCTTTAAACTCTGGTGATAGTTGGATGCCTTTTGATATTTATAATACAGCTGGGCCTATGCGATTACGTAGTAAAGCCTTTATTCTTCTTGTAAATAAATTATCATCTAAATAAAAAAATGCCCCTATCTAGCTGCTACTAGATAGAGGCTTGATGCCTTAGAGACACCGCATATCTATATTATACCATACCTCTAAGGCTTATTTATTATACATTTTTTAGTCTGGGAGGTATTTTTTATGTGGTGTGAAACTGTAACTACCAAATCAGGTATCACTAAATATAAATTTCAAGAACGCTATATGGACCCCTATAGCGGTAAAACAAAAAGAGTATCAGTTACTTACACTAGTAATAGCAGACAAGCATATAAACTAGCGCAAGCTGAACTACAGAAGAAAATTGACTTGGCCACTAATACTGATATTGCTAAAGATATGACATTAAATGATGTAATATCTGAGTATTTAGAGTCAAAGCGTGCATTTAGAAAATCATCTACACAATATAGCATGGATAATTTACATAAGCAGGTTATTAAATGGTTCCCTACTGATATATTGTTATCTAAGTTATCCCCTTATATTATCCAAAGTACCTTTGATAAATTCGCTTGTCAATATTCATACAATTATACTAAGCTTGCTCTTAGCCTTATTAGACAATCATTGAAATATGCTAGGCGCATGGAGTATATCCGTGATATTTCATTCTTAGATAATATTGAATTACAAAAGCCTGTAGCTAATGTAGATCATATTAAAAAGCAGCGCTCTAAATTTCTTACTAAGGATGAATTAAAAGATTTACTTACACAATTAGATGTAATTAATCATCATGTATCGCTCTTATGTGAGTTTCAAGCATTAACTGGTTTAAGGTTTGGCGAAATGGTAGCGTTACGCACTCAAGACTATGATATAGAAAATGCTGAAATAGATGTAAACGCTACTTTATCTAGTCGTGGTAGCTTTTCTGACCCTGCCATGCGATTGCCACCAAAGAATGTGCATTCTATCCGCAAAGTAAAATTGGATGCTAGAGCTGTACAAATTATTAATCACTTTATAACCGCTAATCAAGCAAGGCGATTATGGAAATCTAAATTTGCTGACTTAGGATATATCTTTGTTACTGACGGTGGTTTACCATATGATCTTCATTATGTAAATCGTACTATTAAAAAGCTTGGTTTTCATAAACCAGTAAGCACGCATACATTTAGACACACACACATAAGTATATTGGCAGAATCTAATGTACCTTTAAAAGCAATTATGGAAAGGGTAGGACATCATGAACCACGTACTACACTTGCTATTTACACCCATGTAACTGATGAAATGCAGCAAGAAGTTAATGCTGCAATTACCAATATGGGAAAAATACTTTCAGCCAAATAAAAAATAAACCGCCTAGGCTTATTAGCTTTGGCGGTTTATTTTTACAACACACTTTATTCTTAATTTGATTATAACATAGTGACTTGGAAATGCAATATAAATTAATTCTATAGTTAAATAAATAATATGCCACCGCATCATATAAAGTGGCATTTATAATCCTCATATAAAAGGGGCAAATATTTCTAATTTAGAGGGGCAAAAAAGGGGCAAATTGTCGTTACAATGCGTTACAATTTGTTATTGTTCACTTTCTAAATTATTAGATAATTACTGCTTGTGTTACAGTTTGTTATAATGCGTTACAATCTGTTAAACGGTAAATAGAAATGGTGCGGTTGGCGGGACTTGAACCCGCACGAGCGTTAGCTCACCACCCCCTCAAGATGGCGTGTCTGCCATTCCACCACAACCGCATGGAATACAAATGGTGCCTCAGGACAGAATCGAACTGTCGACACACGGATTTTCAGTCCGTTGCTCTACCAACTGAGCTACCGAGGCATGATTTTTTGTAAAAAAAAATGGCGACCCCGATCAGATTTGAACTGACGATCTTCGCCGTGACAGGGCGACATGTTAACCGCTACACCACGGGGCCGCGTATCAACTCGCGTTGACTACTTGTACATAATATCATGGATTTTAGAGCAATGCAACTATTTTTTTAAAAAATATTATTACAAATCTATGAAAATAATTGATTATATTTGATAATCGTTATTTTATAGCTTTTATAAAAGTATATCTATATTATATTACAGGAATCCACCCTTTATCGTCATAATTCGTCAGTTTTCGCAATAGTACAATTTTCTCTATAAGCT